GGATAAAACCAACGAACACCCCGTTACTATAACTACATGGCAATCTGTCTATAAACTAGAGAGATCCTTTTTTGAAGACTATAACGTTGTTATCGGTGATGAGGCTCACTTATTTAAAAGTAAGTCCTTAGTATCTATAATGACTAAACTTCATCATGCTAAGTATAGATTTGGATTTACTGGAACATTAGACGGCACACAGACGCATAAGTGGGTCTTAGAAGGATTGTTTGGTCCATCATACAAGGTGACTAAAACAGATGAACTAATGAAGCAAGGTCATCTTTCTAAATTAGATATCCAATGTCTTGTTCTTAAACATCCTCCTCAAAAATTTGAAGTTTATAATGATGAAATTGAATATTTAATATCACATGAACAAAGAAATAAATTTATAACTAATCTAACATTAGACTTGAAAGGTAATACACTTGTCCTTTATAGTAGAGTAGAAGCACATGGTGCGGTATTATATGAAAAGATAAATAATAGCAAACGAATTGACCGTAAAGTATTTTTTGTTCATGGTGGAGTGAATGCTGAAGAAAGAGAATTAATTCGTGAAATTACTGAGAGGGAGGATAATGCAATCATCGTTGCCTCGTATGGAACATTTTCTACTGGCATCAATATTAAAAATCTCCATAACGTTATTTTTGCCAGCCCGTCCAAATCGAGGATCCGTAATCTCCAAAGTATTGGACGAGTACTTAGAAAAGGTAACAACAAAGTAAAAGCAACTTTGTATGATATCTCAGATGACTGTACTCATAACTCTAAAAAGAATTACACATTAAATCACTTTATAGAAAGAATTAAAATTTACAATGAAGAAAATTTTAACTATGAAATAATCACAGTACAACTTAAGAAAGATGGGAATTGAAGACGACTTTTATGCAACAATAAAACTTAGATCTGGAGAAGAGGTATTCGCACGGGTTGCGGCCTCTGAAGAAGAAGATAGAACTATGTTAATTATTCATACTCCTGTAACTTTTAGTGAAATTAAAAATAAAAATGGATTAGTAGGATATAAAGTAGAACCTTGGTTAAAGACTACAAGAGAAGATATGTTTCTTATTGATATGAATAATGTTATAACTATGTCTGAGTCATCTGATATGGAAATGATTATAATGTATCAACATTTTCTTAAAGACTCTCAAGGAGAAATGCAACATCAACATAAACTCAATAGAAGAATGGGATATATCTCTAATGTACATGATGCTAAAGAAAATTTAGAGAAAATATTTAAATTAGATAGTCCTGAAAATAAATCTAGCTAAGACCAACCCTTGAACCTCCACAAAGGTATTCTATTGTGATTTATATACCTTGTCAAGTGCGTGTGGAAGTGTTATAATATCTACATAATAGTGATAAAGACTTATGGCAATAATTAAACCTATGGCTAAAAGAAAAAGGTCGGAGCACTATGTAAATAATAAAGAGTTTCTTGCTGCTCTGATTAGATATCAAGAAGATATAGAAATAGCACGACTGCAAGATAAAACTAAACCAGTTATACCAAGATACATTGGTGAGTGTTTTTTAAAGATTGCTAATCATTTATCATTTAAACCAAACTTTGTTAATTACATGTTCAAGGAGGACATGATCTCTGATGGAATCGAAAATTGCGTTCAATACATACATAATTTTAATCCTGAGAAATCCCGTAATCCTTTTGCATACTTTACGCAGATTATACATTATGCGTTTCTCCGCAGAATACAAAGAGAGAAACGTCAGTTAGAGATTAAGAATAAGATTATTGAGAAGTCTGGTTATCAGGAAGTATTTGATGATAATAATCAGATTGACGGATCTAATTATTCAGACTATAATTCAATCAAAGATGCGGTGCATTCTAAATTGCGTAATTAATGAAAGTTGCAATCATAACTGATCAGCACTTCGGAGCAAGAAAGAATTCAAAACTTTTTCATGATTATTTCCTGAAGTTTTATAATAACGTATTTTTTCCTTTCTTAGAGAAGGAAGGGATTACTACGGTTATTGATATGGGAGATACATTTGATAATCGTACAGGTATTAATTTCTCTGCTTTAACATGGGCAAAGGATAATTACTTTGATCGTTTAAGAGATATGGGCATTACTGTCCATACTATTGTAGGCAATCATACAGCATATTATAAAAATACAAATGAGATAAATGCAGTAGATCTTCTATTGAGAGAATATGATAATGTAAAAATATATTCAGAAACTGTTCCTATAGAGGTAGATGGTTTAAGTATTCTTCTTGTACCTTGGATTAATAAGGAGAATGAACAGAAAAGTGTAGCTATGATTAATAAGTCAAGATCTCCTGTGTGTATGGGACATCTTGAGTTGAATGGATTTAGAGCAACTCCAGGTCATATGATGGAGCATGGAATGAAATGGGATATATTTAAGAAATTTAAAAAGACATTCTCTGGACATTATCATTGTCGTTCTAATGAGGGTAATATCTATTACTTGGGAAATCCTTATGAGATGTTCTGGAATGATGTGAATGATCCAGATAGAGGGTTCCATTTATTTGATACGGAGACACTAGAACATACTCCTATCAATAATCCATATCGAATGCATCATATCGTTTATTATAATGATACTGATTATCAATTATTTGATGCAAGGGAATTGGAAAATAAAATTGTAAAGGTTATTGTTAAAACTAAATCAGACATAACTAAGTTTGAAAAATTTATTGATAAGTTATATGCTTCTAATATAGCAGAATTAAAAATTATAGAGAATTTCCAAATTCAAGAGGCAGCAGATTTTGAAGCATTTGAATCAGAGGATACTATCTCTGTTCTTAATAGGTATATTGAAGAAGCAGAAATTAAACTTGATAAATCTAAAGTACAAAAAATGGTACAAAACATTTATCAAGAAGCTTGTGAGTTAATATAAATATGGATCAATATTATTGTAGTGAAAAAATAAGATTTTATACTATTAAACATCATAATTATTCTTTTATGAATGATAAAATATTGGAAGAAATACAAGGAATTTCTGTACTTAGAGATTGCAAAATGTATGATAATAGGGATACTAATATAAAAGCTCTTCAAACAGCTGGTACTATTAAATCTCATGCTCTTTCTGTACTTAGAAAATGGATTAAAAATGTGGTTGTTGAGTATGAACTAATGATTGATCCTATAATAACAGATTATTGGATGGCATTTTATAAAAAGGGCGATTACACAGTTCCTCATCTTCATATGCCAGCACTTTATTCTTTTAATTATTTTATAAAAACTCCAAAAGGATCTTCTCCTTTTGTTCTTACTACTAGTAAGGTAGAAATAGAACCAGAAGAAGGAAAACTTGTTATTTTTCCTTCTTTATTAGTACATGAAGTGCCAAAAAACGAATGTGATGATAGAATTATTTTTGCTGGTAATCTTGTTGATGATGTATCACAGAATTTTTTTAATGCTAAAAAAGAATAGTTTTTAATAATGTATATTCTAACAGTGCATGGAAAAGAAACAGAAGGTGCTTATTCAGTTCAAGATGATGAAGGAGAACATATCCTTTATCTCTTTGAAGAAGAGGATGATGCTATCCGATATGCTATGATGCTTGAAGATAGTGGAAGTCCTAAAATGCATGTTATTGAAGTGGAGGATGAAGTTATGATCAAGACCTGTGAGTCTCATGATTATAACTATGCAGTCATTACTCCCAATGACATTGTAGTTCCTCCATCTACTAAACATGATTACATTTGAAAAAATACGGTGGAAGAATTTTCTATCTACTGGTAACCAATTTACTGAGATTGATTTAGCAATTGATAGTGAAGCTAAATTCTCTAAGAATTCTACTACATTAATAGTAGGAACAAATGGTGCTGGAAAGAGTACTGTATTGGATGCTCTTACCTTTAGTTTGTTTAATAAACCATTTCGTAAAATTAGTAAGGGGCAGTTAGTTAATACAGTAAATGAAAAAGATTGTATGGTTGAGGTTGAGTTCTCTATAGGACCAACCGAGTGGAAAGTAATAAGATCAATTAAACCAAATAAGTTTGAGATATGGAGGGATGGTAGTTTATTGGATCAAGCTGCTTCTGCTAATGATCAACAGAAGTGGTTAGAGCAGAATGTTCTTAAGATGAACTATAAGTCATTTACTCAGATTGTTATTCTTGGTTCAAGTGCATTTGTTCCTTTTATGCAATTGACTGCATCTAATAGAAGAGAAGTTATTGAGGATCTCTTGGATATTAAGATTTTCTCCTCTATGAATAATTTGATTAAGGATAAGATAAGAGAACTTAGAGAGCAGATAAAAACATTAGAACTTAAGAAAGAATCTCTTAATGATAAAGTGGAGATGCAAGAGAATTTTATTGAAGAGATAGAGCAACAAGGTAAGGGAAGAATGGAAGAGAAGGAAGGTAAGATAAATTTATTAGAAGGTGAAATACAGGAAACATCTGATCTTACACAAGGACTAGTGGAAGATGTTGAGATGTATAATAAAGATCTGGAAATGTTAACAGGTGCAACAAAAAAGTTACGTGAGTTAGGAAACCTTAAAGGAAAAATATCTCAAAGAGTATCTACCATTACCAAAGAGCATAAGTTCTTCACAGAACATACTGTTTGCCCTACCTGCGAACAAGACATCGCAGAGGACTTCAGAATAAATAAAATTACCGATGCTCAAACTAAAGCTAAGGAGTTGCAATCTGGTTATAAAGAACTAGAAGAGGCAATTAAAAAGGAAGAAGAGCGAGAGCATCACTTTACCACTTTATCCAAGGAGATTACTAACTTAACGCATGGCATTTCTAAAAACAATACTAGGATTTCTGGATGTCAACGACAGATCAGAGATCTTGAATCGGAAATTCAAAAACTTACCGAACAACTTGCAGATAGAAATACTGAGCATGACAAGTTAACCACCTTTAAGGACAAACTATCAACCACATACGAAGAATTATCCTCTAGGAAGGACACCATAAGCTATTACGATTTCATGTATAGCTTACTTAGAGACGGTGGAGTTAAGACCAAAATCATTAAGAAGTATCTACCTCTGATAAATCAACAGGTCAATCGATATCTTCAGAAGATGGACTTCTACATTAACTTCACACTTGATGAGGAGTTTAATGAAACTGTCCAGTCCCCAATCCATGAGGATTTTTCTTATGCTTCTTTTAGTGAAGGGGAGAAGATGAGAATTGACCTAGCACTTTTATTCACATGGAGAGAGGTTGCTCGAATGAAAAACTCTGTCAATACTAATCTCCTTATAATGGATGAGGTGTTTGACAGTTCTTTGGATGGTATGGGAACAGATGAGTTCTTGAAGATTATTCGTTACGTGATCAAGGACACTAATATTTTTGTCATATCCCACAAACCAGAAATGCACGAAAAGTTTGAAAGTATGATAAGATTTGAGAAAGTCAAAGGATTTAGTAGGATGGTCGAGCAATGAATGTACCAAATTGGATTCACCACTCCCGAAAGGAGAAGAAACGAAAACTTAAACCACAGGCTTTAAGACAAGCAAAAGTCAGGAGACAAGCACTTAAGAGGAAATACCTCAAGAGTGCTTTTTTTATTGTATAAATAAATTAGTTTTGTCAAGAAATAAAATGACTGCTCTGATTGACCCTAAAAAATATAGTGAGACAGTTGACCTATTGAGGTCATTTTTTTTGTCTAAAAATTTCTTAGAAGTCCATACTCAGAATAGATTGAGTATACTTGCTGCTTGTGAAGACCCAGAGACAGTAGCAACATATAATTACAACGGTAATGTTTGGCCACTACCACAGACAGGTCAGATGTGGTTAGAATATGAATTGTTATCCAATCCTTCCGCAGAAGGATTTTTTTGTGTCTCAACTTCGTATAGGGCAGAACCTAATCCTGTTCCTGGAAGACATGAAACTATCTTCCCCATGTTTGAGTTTGAGATGAAGGGTGGTATAGAAGAACTTGAGAAGATGGAGATTGAATTATGTAAACACTTAGGATTACCTGAACTCACCATCAAAACTTATGGTGAATGGGGTAAGGAATTTAGATCAGAAGAATTAGACCATGCTCATGAATTAGCAATTGGTTCTGGTATGATTACTGACTTCCCTGAGTTTACATCACCATTCTGGAACATGGCACGGAATGATGATGGTACTAGTAAAAAGATTGATGTTATCCTTGGTGGTAAAGAAACCATCGGTAGTGCTGAAAGGAGTACCGACAAGGAACAGATGCGTGAGACATTCTACACTATATCAGATGGACAGTATGCCCAACTGATAATCAATTTATTTGGTAAGGAAAGAGTAGAAGCAGAACTTGAGAAGTTCCTTGAGTTTGATTTCTTTCCTAGAAGTGGTGGAGGAATCGGTATGCAACGTCTTATGTCAGCACTAAGCTGACACCCTTTGTGAGGTGACGAAACTGGTAAACGTGGCAGGCTGTTTCCCTGCTGTTCGGCTCTGGCGGGACTTGAAGGTTCGACTCCTTCCCTCACAGTTTTAAAAATCTATTTATACAACTAGGTATAAACTCGTAGGCATATATATTTGTTAAAATATTGGAGTTTTGTGTTGATCTTCTGACTAAATAATAGTAGACTTGAGGAGAACAAGATGTAACCAAACTTAAATGGTTATGAAGTTCACGTTAAAAAATGGAGGTCATCAATGCACAATCTAGTATCCTATA